GCTGGTATATGGAATATAAGATCGAGGTAAAGTCATGATCACTTGGCAGAAAGCTCTACTTAGGGACTTGGACAACGTTAAGCGTGGCAAGGAAGAGAATGGTGAAGACGCTTCCAACGTAGTCGCGGCTATGAATATCGTTGAGTCATCAGACAGTAAAGAAGAAGTCTCGAACTTCCTAGGCCAGCAGCAGTTAGGACACTTCGCTAACTTAGTATTATTTGGTAACTATGACCGTATAGCAGAGGCAGAAAATGGTGGACAAGAAGAAGCCCCAGCAGCTGACAGTTAAAGAAGCCAAGCTCGTCAAAGGCATAGCCGAAGGCAAGACCAAGCGACAGGCCGCCTCCGAAGCGTATGACGTTAAGAACATCAACACGGCAGGAGCGCTAGCATCTGTAACACTGAGGAAACCCCACGTCCAGGAAGCCTTGCAGCAAGCCTTGGAAGAGAAAGGCCTGACACCAAGCAGCGTGGTAGACGTGGTAGCCGATGCCATGAAGGCGGAGAAAGTAGTAATAATAGGCAAAGACGAAGATGCGTTCGCGGATGTCCAACCTGACCATTCAATCCGCTTGAGTGCAGCTAAGATGGCAGCAAACTTTATGGGCCTTAATCAGCAGCCACAAGGTGGCACAACAGTAAACAACTTTAACTTTGGCAATAAAGTAAAACCCCGAAAGTATATAGATGCCGAGGATTGATTACCGCAGTTTTATACAGGACACGTTCTTCATTAAGAATAAACAGGGTATTCTAGTTCCGTTCAGATTCAATGAAGTGCAGAACCTCTGGTATGACTGGTTGCTTGAAGAATATGGCCCTGAACTGCAAGGAATCAGAGAAAACGACTTAAAGGGTAGGCAGTTTGGTATAAGTTCAGTTATTACAGGCATTCTAGCAACAGACACAATAATGTCAGAACTTGGTGAACTCCCTATCATTGATGCTGACGTTTATGCCCACAAAGACAAAGAGACAGAGGCGCATATAGCTAGATTTAACCTGTTCATCAATTCCTATTTGGTTAATAACGAAGGTGGGACAATCGAAGACATGGAAGAACGTGCCGAAATAGACCGGTTGCGCAAACACTTCTTTGAAATAGACAATGGTGGCCACTTGAAAACTAAGAATCGTGGCGCTCAGTATCACGCACAGACAGCTAATGCAAAGGTATCTGGCCGTGGTGGTACTAAACAGAACATCCACTGGACTGAGCCAGCCTTCTACCCAAACACTCAGATATTGAATGCCAAAGATCTAATGACAGGAGCAGAAAAGCAAGTCCCTGATAACTACGGGAAGATATTCAGGGAGTCTACAGGCAGGAGCAAAGCCGACTATTTCGCAGCCGAGTACTACAAGGGCAAGAAGGGCAGGGGCTCATTCAAATCGCGCTTCCTTGCCTGGTATCTGTACAAAGACTACACGCAGCCAGCACCCTTAGACTGGGAAGTACCCGAATACTACGAACCACTTATTGAGAAAAACCTAGCTGACATTAACCAATGTTACTGGCACTGGGAGAAAACAGACAGGCTAACAGACCAAATAGAATTACGGGAGTACCCAACTTATGATTATGAGGCGTTTATTGCTGGCGGCTCAAAGTTCTTCAGTGATGACGCATTGATGTATTACCAATCATTAGTTAAACCCCCACTAAAAGAGGTGCTATATGTTTCAGCTCTTTAGGGAAATACAAAAGGGGGAGTTCTTTGTAGTGTTTGGTGACTGCGCCCAAGGTGGTGAAGACAATAACTGTGTCCAGTTCCTGAGCAAGTCCCAGATCGACATCCCTCTTAAACTTAAGATGCAGGGCGTAGCCGCAAGCATGACCCCTTTCTTAATCCAGGCACTTGAATGGATATATGATCGTACGGGGGTAGCTCCAATAGTAGCGCTTGAGCGCAATAACGGTGGGGCTAGTGAGATGCACAACCTAATGGTCCAGAACAAGCAGAAGAAGTACCGCATATATTCAATGAAAAAAGTAGGTACCGAAGATGGTCAAATTGAGACAGAGATTTTAGGGTATGAAACCAATGCAGCCACACGGCCCAAGCTTCTTGGTGAATACCTTACCGCCTACAACGGGAAACTTTTAACGATTTATAGTGAGGAAACTTTGAATGAACATCAGACCTTTATAGTTAGCAAGAATGGTAAGCCAGAAGCAGATGCTAATACCCACGACGATGAGGTGATAAGTTGTGCTGGCGCATGGCAGCTGTACCAGACAGAGAACCCAGTTGACCTTAACCAGAACATAGAAGTAGTTTTACCGAAAGGATTTTAAAGTGGAAAACGCTGACAACTTCTTAGACGAATACCACCAGATAGCGGATGGCATACCGTTTGGCAAGGTATTCATCACCGTATCCAAAGACCAGGGCAGGGAACGCTCCGCCCATGCTACCTACGTTAAGTCCATAGGCAAGTTCAAGGACAACGAGTCAGCCCTGGGTGCCATAGCTAACGTCATCAGGGACATCGAGAAGAACAAGAAGTCAGGTGGTGCCATAGCCATAACAATCCACCCCATGAACGGTATTGCCTCGCAGATTACCGTACAGCCGACTGACAGGATAGCCTTCAAGTACCCAGACGGACGCTAGATAGTAAATTCATCCCCCTTGTGTTATAATTAACCCGATTTGACCTGCATCACCAGGAGAATCCGTAAAACAATACGGAGACCCCTACGGTGGCAGCAAAAACCTCCCCTAAACGCAACTTACCTAAAGACAACCCGCACGAACTTTGGACTGACCTAAATGCCAGGTACGTCCAGTCAAACGCTTATTTCCAGAAGAAACGTGACGGCTGGGAAGAGAACGAGAAACTCTTTACTGGCGAACGCGCCGATTCAGCCACCGACAACGGCTTAATTACCGATGGCTCATTACCTACCCTTATCATTGAACGGTCTGCCCGTAACACCTCGCAGATCCAGACAGGACGCGTCAAAGAACTAGGTTCAACCACCTCGGCTGCTTCTACCGTAGCAGATCTTATCTACACCCACGACATCGTACCTAACGTCAAGGCAAACGGTACTTTCCAGTCCAAGCTGTACCAGGTACACCAGGCAGGCGGCCTCTACGGTACCGTTGCCGTTATGTACGGCCTGAACGTCACCGAGAAGAACGCCTACGCTGACTGGTGGATTATCAAGCCGCAGCTCTACTACCCGCAGCCAGGCAAGCCTACCATCCATGACAGGCAGTGGGCGCAGGTAGAGACAACTGTCACGGTCGGCCAGCTCAAGTCCATCCTCAAGAATGATTCAACTTCGTGGGACAGGGAAGCCGTCCAGAAACTTATAGACAAGGCCAGTGAAGGTACAGTTAAAAAGAACGCCAACGACCTGAACAAGGATTCTTACGGCAACCGCCAGCACTACGACCAGTCACAGATAGCGGGTAAGGGGGACTATGCCCCTATCACGATCAGGACTGAGTACCAGGTAGGCGACAGCGGCCTCTGGATCACCTACGCTCCCGACTATGACGACATTATCCTCAGGAACGCCCCCAACCAGCACAAGAACTGCAAGATCCCTATCGTTGAATACACCCCGCTGCCACTATTGCATGAGGCTATCGGCTTGTCAGACATGGACAGGGGCAAGCCTATCCAGAAGACCCTGGACTCATTCGCTAACCTGGGCTACCAGAACGCCCTACTGAACACCTTCCCGATCATCAAGACCAAGACGGGCGCTACCATCTCGTCTACCCTGGAGATGAAGCCAGGTGCTAACTGGCGCATGGATGACCTGAACGCTGTACAGGCATTCACCACTGGTAACCTTTCTTCGGAATACTTCCAGTCAAGCATTTCCAGCCTGCGCTCGATCCTGCTTAACCAGAACGGTACCACCGATACCCAACAGAACTCAAAGACCGCCGATAACCCTGTATTCGGTAAGACCCCCCAGGCCATCCAACAGCAGTCAGCCAAACAGAACGCCAGGGATAACCTTAATATCCGCATGTTTGATGACTTCTATGGTGAACTGGCAACAGGACTACTGGAGGTAAAACTCAACTGCGCTACCAAGCCCGTCCAGATAAACCTAGGCAAGGACCAGATAGCCAAGCTGTCCAAGGACGCTGATGTGGCCAAGCTCATCAAGATCAACGGCAATACGGTTGAAATCAACCTCGGCCCTCTTAAGTCTGGCAAGTACCTGTACGAGGTGGACCCGGGCACTTCAGTTGAAGCAGATGACGCTACAGAGCACCAGAGGCTTACCGAGATCATAAGCACCCTTAATGGCTCACCTACCCTGATCCAGATGGCTGAAGCCGAGGGATACGCATTCAGCGCGGGCGCCCTGCTTAAGAACTACATAGCTTCTTCGGGTACCAAAGACCAGGAAGAAATTATCCATAAGAAGTCTGACGAGGAAATCCAGGCTGAGCAGAACCAGATGGCCATACAAGGCGCGCAAGACGGCCAGGCAGCAATGGCACAAGAAGCCCAGCCGCAGGAACAAGCAACAGAGCTACACCCGATAACCCAGGCTCTTGTGCAAGACCCCGCAGGCTTCGTTAACCAGCTAACAGGAGGTGCCCAGTAATGGACGACAGCCTATTAAGGCCACAGCCACTAGGTGAGCTGCTTGAAGACCTTAAGGAAAAGACCGAGACGGCCAAGGCCGAGGAACAGGAAATAACCAGGGTTGTTGTTACCCCTGCCTGGGAGAAGGTACTGGAACTGCTAAGTAAGAAGTCGGACCCTGGATCAATCGTTGCCCGTATACGTGAAGTCGTCTATGACGGTAAGACTACCAATGCTGAACTAGGCGAGCTTGTCCGCGTGGCAATCATGACGGCTGATGACCTTAAGAATACGGTAGACATCGTAACTGAAACGGTGAAGGCACATGAAAAATGAAGAACCTGACAACGGCGGGCATATTGAGTTCGACCTTAGCACGATCGAGGGCATGGGTCTTGCAGGCCATTCATGGGTACAGATGGGCTTCCACCTTATCTGCCAGTCATGCGCCCACGAACACGCCATCAACATGCAGCCAGGTTACATGTACTTCGGTAATGACGCGAAAGGAAAGCCTATCGTGAAGAAGGTGTGGTGATCGGATTGCTGCCGTCAAGGTGCAATGACGGTGGCAACCTGCGCACCACAGGGGAGTGGACGACCAATCCTTAACTGGTCTGCAAATAACTAGCGAAAGCTAAAGGGAGATTAACGTGCAAGAAGACACGCAGCAGGTTGTAGAAGATAACAACCTTTCCACGCCCACGGAAGAACCAACACTTACGGATCAAACCTCGGCAGAGGAAGTAGAACAGCCTGAACAGGCAGCCACTGAAACTACGGAAGTAGAGACCCAGGGTGAGCCATCAGAGAGCCCTACTGAACCCCAAGAGCAGAGAGAAGTAAAGCGCATACCACGTATTGAGCGGCGCTTTGACCAGTTCACTAAGAAATTAAGTGAAGTATCAAAGCAGACGCAGCCCCAGGCGGCACAGTACCTACCTACCGAGATCCCCAAGGTCGAAGAAGGCAGGGAATATGACGCCCAGGAGCTCGACCAGCTCATGAACCAGAAGGCCCAGGCTATATCAGCTGCCAATACTACGCAGCTTGTAGCCCAGCTCCAGGCCAACCAGACGGTTAACAACTATATCAACTCGGTTACCGAGGACACTGCAGAACTTCGCAAGAACCCGCTGCTTAACCCTGAGGTAAACGGTGATAAAGCTGTGAGGTTAGAGGAAAAGATTGCCAACCTTTACGAGAAGGCCAACCCTATCGAAAAGAACGGCAGGTTAAATCCTGATTTCGACCCCAACTTCCGCCTGATTGATTTTGCCAAGGAGTACCTCGAGGAATTAGAAAGCGCTAGCACAGATGCACAGGTCAACGCCCAACAGAACCTCCAAGCAGCCGCCGATAGTGCTGTCCTACCTCCCAGCGGGGAGATCACGGGCTCCGGCGAAGAATCGCTAGAAGAGATGAAGGAACGGCTAGCTGGCCACAAATTCTAACAAATAGAAGAAGCCTCACGCACCTAAAAGCTTCCTTCTGCTAACAGCAAAGGAACAAAAGTAATGGCCAATACCACTACTTCTACCTTGTCCGCTGATCTGCAAACTTACTTTAGTAAGCGTCTTCTTGACATTAACGCTAAAGACCAGGTTTTGCAGACTGCTGCATACAAGGAAAACATCCCAAGCAATAGTTCTAAGACTATCAGCTTTACCCAGTACAGCCGCCTATCAGTCCCAGGCGCCGTACTAACAGAAGGCACTACGCCTACTGACACCACTGTCTCTAACTCTGCCGTAACCGCAGTCGTTGACCAGTGGGGCGCGTTCGTAACCCTAACCGACCTTGCAGAGCTTACAGTTAAGCACCCTGTAGTCGGCGAGCTTGAAATGCTCCTGGGCGAACAAGCCAATGAGACCATCGAAACCCAGATCAACACTGTCCTCGTAGCTGGTACGACTGTCCAGTACGCTAACGGCCGCGCAAACCGCACATCCGTTACCGCTACTGACGTAGTTACTACCGTAGAGCTCCGCAAGGCTTTGAAGACCCTACGCGTTAACGGCGCCCGTCCTATTGACGGCAGCTTCGTCCTATTCGTAGACCCTTCAGTTGAGATGGACCTGATGGCTGACAGCGATTTCAAAGCTGCCATCCAGTACGACCCAGCCCGTAAAGACCTTTACCAAGGTACTGTTATCGGTACATGGTTCGGCATCAAAGTTATGCGTTCTAACGTCATTCCTACGATCGCTTCTACCACTACCGTCCATACCAGCTACCTGGTAGGCCGCAACGCTTACGCAATGAGCACGTTACAAAACCTGGAGACTTACATTGAGTCACCTGGTGGCGTTTCTGACCCACTGCACCAGCGCCGCACAATCGGCTGGAAAGTCGGTTTCAAGAGCGTGATCCTGAACAACAACTTCATGGTCCGTATTGAAAGCGGTTCTAACTACTAATAGTTAGCCCTTGGGGGTTGGGTTAAAACCCCCTCTAATTTAAAGGAGTAATCATGGCAGACACACGACACGAGAAGCTAGTTGAGGTTGACCTTGGCGGTTATACGTTCAAGAACGCCAATGTTGAAGTTGACGGCAAACTCAGGGACCTGGTTTTCTCTGGCAAGGTGAAAGTCTCCCCAGAAGTTGCCGAAGACCTGGAACGCCGCGTTAAAGAGCAGGACCAGTACCACCGCCGCCGACTGAGCGAGAACGGTGAAACTGTTGACCGTGGCGAGATAAGCGGAAACGGGCAGTAACATGGCCGCCAAGTACGCTTATTTAACCGCCTCAGGCCTCGTCAAGACGGGTGCAGGTGAACTAGGGCAGATCAACATTACCAAAGCAGGTGATGCTACAGCGGTTGTAACCGTCTATGACAACACCGCCGCTTCAGGTACCAAGATTGCTGAGTTTACGGGCGCCGTATACGGGGGTTTCGACTTCCAGCTCGGTGACGATGGCACCAACTTTGGCACTGGGCTATACGTCGCCCTTTCAGGCACGACCGTCCCAGTAGTCTCAATAACCTACAACTAGCATGAGTGAGCCGTTTCGCACCGCCAGCACTGGAAATACCGACTCGGCTCTTGCTAGTTTGCCTACCGCACAGGCAGAAACACCAAAATCACCAACAGAAAAGGGCATCCCAGGCTTATTTACCTACAAATCGCTGAATAATGAGCCATATACCGTAAAGCACTTCGGTCTCAAGCAGTTTTGGGACTCGGAAACGGCAGAAATGAGGGAAAGTATCGAATCACTGGACGATTGGGTACAACAGCAGGCCCGCAAACGGGGTTTAGAGGATAAACCCGAAAGCTACCAGGAAATCGTAGATGAAATCCTAAAACAAATAGGTAAAAGCGAGAACGAGAAACCGCATAAGACATTCGAGAGGGTCAGCAAGGCCTCCCAGGCAATGCAACGGCTCCAGGAAGCCAAGCTTCCCCAGGTCTTAGACGTTAACACCCTAACACCAGAAGAATTCAAGGATACGAGAGCTTAAGATGGCAGGAAACACATCCAAAGGCGTCAAGCGCCAGCAGAACCAGGAATCCACGCAGGACATTCTCAACCAGAGTTATGACCCTGCCTTTGCCACGCTTGTAAGCCAGATAGCAGGTTCACCAGACGGCACGAATATGTACAAGCTTGTTATTGGTGCAGACGGATCTGCTTATGTAACCCTACAGCCCACGGCAACCAGGACAGATAGTTTAACTACTTCCAACGTCACATACATAGGGTCAGCCGTACCTGGATCACTCACGTCCGACCCAGTCTGGCAGATCAGCAAGATTGATAAGACGACGGCAGGAGTGATGGTCACCACATGGGCTGATGGTAACGCGCAATTCGACAATGTCTGGGACAACAGGGCGTCACTTACATTTATTTAACAAGGAGTTAACTATGGCAGACACACAGGAAGACGCGATGCTGGAACTAGCAGGCGTACCAGACGGAACAGTAATAGAAACCCCAGCTGGCGAGCCAAACGAGGTCGTGGTCGCGGACTATGACGAAGATGGCAACGTAACAGGCTGGCATAAGGAGGTCGTGTAATGGCATCTACCCAGACATTTTCAGAGGGTAACGGTACGAATGCCGCCACTGAAACTACATCCCGCACAGAGATGAACCTTAAGAGGATTGACGACAGTACTACCGCATATACCGCTAATCCGATTAACTCAACAAACAACGAAAACAGCTATACCAAATACCAGATGCTTAAGTTCGCAGGCACTTGGAACTCGTTGTCGGGCCTAACGGTCAAAATAGACAACAACGCGCCTGCCACAGGATTAAGCTTTGTAGGTTCCGTAGTCACTTCAGGCACTACACCATCTACAACCGCGTCTGGCGATTCGGCCATGAGCACCACTGGCCTAAGCGCTAACTTTACATCCAGCACGTTCGGCTATGCGGCTGGTACGTCCAGCTCGACAGCATCAGGTACGATGTACACCAACGCGTTACGCCTCCAGTTACAGACTACTTCCAGCTATGCTGGCGGCCCTGGTGACATCACCTCGCGCACTATTACCTGGACCTGGACCGAGTCTTAAGAAACTAACTTCTAATCCAATAGGAGCCCCAATCCAATGGGAAAACTACCACTAGACACGTCGGTTGAGGCCGAGTATGAAGACGGCTTTATACTTTCCGAGACTACACACAACGACATCAGCCCCTATAACCCCAAGTTCAACATACTGAGGGCAATTATCGACAAGGCACCCGAAGCCGAACACGGCAGGATGGTGCGCTTTTCCGTGTTCTACAATGACCAGCGGCATGACGTCGACTGGACAGGCTTGCCAGATAACGCCCGTCCCATACGGTTCAGGAACTACTCTGGCGACTATGACGAAGCCACGGGCGACATGGTGAACGTCCGCCTCAACTGGCTGAAGTTCGGCTACCAGTACACGGACGGGAATGGTAAGAACGTCCAGGAAGTGGTGACTATCTAATGGCAGTAGCATTCAGGACATCTTCCAACGCTGGCTACGCGACCGGTTCAGGCACCCTGACGGGTACGGAGCCGACGGGTACTGCCCAGAACGACATCGTCGTAGCCCAAATCATAGTTGCCGCGGCCTCTGGTTCGGCACCTTCTTTGCCTACGGGCTGGACTTCGGTATTCTCTGGGCTGACGGCGGCTGGGGGCGCGACCCACTTCTATTACAATATTGGCTATATCGTCCGTGGTGCCTCGGCTCCTTCCTACGCCTTTACGACGGGCGGTACGTCAGCCTACCGCGAGCTGAATATTGCCAGCTTCTCTGGCGCTGACACGACCACACCGATTGACTCTTCCGCAAACGGTACGCCCACTAACGCCTCCAACCCTGACCCCCCAGCTACGACCGCCGTCTCCTCAGCGGCCATGGCGGTGACGTTTGGTGCTATGTGGACTGGCTCGACGAGCTCATGGACGCCGCCAACTGGCTATACCCGTTGGTCAAAGAACACGGCGGGTAACGACTCAGCTTGTTCGTATAAAATCCTGTCTGCTTCAGGCTCAGAGAACCCTAGTGCCTGGTCGGGCGGTGGTTCGGCTAACGACTGCTGGGCCGCCACCATTACGCTGGCACCAGCTGGCAGCGGGTCGGTGCTTACCAAGACGCAGAGCGCGACGGCACGTATCGCCAACAACGTAACGAAAACCCAGGGTGCTACGGCGCGTATCCAGAACACCGTATCAAAGACCCAGTCATCCGTGTCACGTATATCCAACACTCTTACCAAGACGCAATCCGCCGTAAGCCGAATATCCAATACGAAAACCAGTACACAGTCCGCGATCTCACGTATAGCTACTATCCCTACTAAGACCCAGTCTGTTGTCTCGCGCATCTCTAATATCGTTACGAAAACCCAGGGAGCTACCTCACGGATAGCTAACGTGCGGACTAAGACGCAGTCGGCTACTGCCAATATTATCCAGAGCGGGGTATCTACTAAGACCCAAAGCGCTACTGCCAGGATTGCAAATACCGCCACTAAGACGCAGGGCAGTACGGCAAGAATCGCGAATACTTTAACAAAGACACAAGCCTCAACTGCCCGTATCTCAAATAATAAGACCAAAACGCAGGGTTCTATCTCGCGCATCTCTGTTACTCTAACTAAAACACAGTCTGCCCAGGCCAGGATAGCGAAGACACTTACTAAGACGCAGTCCGCGACTGCTCGTATAACAGACGGTTCGACAGCCGTGTCCACTCCTTTAGAGGTCATCTATCTAATAGATTTGAAGAAATTTGCTACACACCTGGGTGATGACATGTACAAACTGCTCTAATACATGTATAATGTGCCTAGCACCGCATATTTAATAATAAATAGTGTGAAACTCTTCAACAGGCAGCTTCCTGCACCACAGTGAGCCATGATGAGCCTAACAAAGAAGTACTAAGCCATCGCGCACCCGAACAGGCGGCCTCTTTCTTATTAACAACTGAGAACCGTTTTAGTTACAAACTACAAGCCCAGTATATGGGTTTGGTATGCAAGAAGTGTGTTGTTGCTGGTAGTAACTTTTTACCACTGGCTGAGAGGTTGGCTCAGGGGCAGCTAAATGTACAACTGTAATGTCGGTTGTATCTTTCCCTTCTATACCGCCTTCTATGTCAGGTCCAGTTTCGTGCAGTATATGCACATCAACGCAGCTCGTCGAAATGC